CCTAGGATGAAAATCTCTGGTAATACGTTTAAAAGACCTGAATTCATAGGTTTAATCCTTTACATGATTGTTTGTTTATAAGCTTAGAAGGTTATATGCGAAAGTGTGAGGTGGTGTCAACACTTTTAATGCTTAATGATTCCATGGTGTTAGGGCGCGTTGATGCCAGTGATGGACAGGCTGGACAGGATGAGACAGGATGCTTGACGCGGGCTAGTTGTCCAAGCTAACTCGTTGATATCATTGAGGAAACTATGGCTCTGGACAGGATGGACTACTTACTTTCTTATAAAAGATTTATAACTATATTACTGGAAGAGCGGTGCGTTAGAGCACATTACAGGAGGTGTTTTTTTCTAGAAAAGTCTTGGGGGTTTCATCCTGTCCATCCTGTCCATATCCTGGATTCATCAATCATTACGTGTAGTTAACGTGGACATGATTCGGTGCGCGTATCCTGTCCATAACGTGTCCGGTCATGAGCTAAGTAGCTGTAATCATTACATGACGCGGACAGGATCAATGATATCAATGGGTTAGATGCCGTGTATCAATGATATCAATGGGTTAGATGAATGACGCATTGACTTGGCTCAAGATGCACTGTGTCATTTGTTGCGGTGAATCATGGGCGCATGGGCCCGTGGTGTCGCATCATTTACGCCGTGGCGCACCGGTATAGGATAGAGCGTTGAGTCATTCCGGACGCGAGATTTTTTTAAACAGGACCCCCACCCCCAAAGCTCCGCCCAGTACGGGCCGTATACCCTCATCTGGATATCTGGGACCACTTTTCCATGGATAATACTTGACTCTCCCACTCTGTGCTACAATCGACCCATGGAACCCAAGAAACCTACCATCATTCTGCCTGAGACTCTTGACATGGATTCCCTTTACGAGTTACTCATAAGTATATTGGGGCGGTTGGAAGAAATCGAATATACCCTCGAAAAATACGACAAGCGGTTGTTAGGAATCGAATGTGAAGAATACCTTTGCCCAGAGGAATCCAAAAAACGGCCTCATTGAGATCGTGTGTATGAACACTGGTAATATCCTCGCCATCCAAAAATCCGAAGAGAATTTACTGGAGGCAAAAAAGTCTCAGCTGGTCGAAACCCAAATTGAGGGTAAAACGGTTTGGCTGGAAAAGGGAATTTCTGCGGATCGCATAACTGAGAGAATGGCCCGTCCATATTCTAAGGTTATTGGGGACATAATGTGTCAGGAGATCCGTGAGGGGAATTCAATTACGGGACTTTGCAAAAAAGCGGGGTATCCGAACTATTCTGTGTTTTCTAGATGGAGGGCTATGGATGACGAATTTCACACACAGGTGGCTTTGGCGATTAAGGACCGAGCGGAGACTAGAGCTGAGAAAGCACTTGAAATCGCTGCGGAAGCTGAGACGCGAGACGGCAATCCTGATTATCAGCTCCATGTGAATACTCTCAAGTGGGCTGCAGAGAAAGACAACCCAGAGCGTTTCGGAAAACAGATTAAGCATACAGGCGATGAAAACGCTCCTCTGGTGTGGCATATCAATACTGGAATTGTCCGTGAAGAGGATTTAGCCAAAGAGCCAACCCTAGTAGTTGACGCAGATGCTAAGGAACTGCCGGACTCTTCGGAAGAAATTGTGGGGGAGGCCAAAGAGTGGGAAAAGAAGGAATAGTTAACACAGGGTATAAACCAAGAGAACACCAAGGGTTATTACATCGTGCTCTAAAAAGGTTCAACGTCCTCGTCTGTCACAGGCGTTTCGGAAAAACGGTATTTACAGCGAACGAAAAGATTGACAGAGCGACTCGGTGTCCTCACAAGAATCCACAATTTGCATATATTGCCCCTACTTACGGACAGGCCAAAAGGGTCGCGTGGGATTATTTCAAGGAATACACAAAAGACTTCCCGGGTGTAAAACCCAATGAGGCTGAACTAAGAATAGATATCCCAAGGCCCCAAGGGGACAGCATGCGGATAATGCTACTCGGCGCAGAAAATCCGGGAAACCTTAGGGGAATTTACCTCGACGGTGCTACACTAGATGAATACGCAGAAATGGATATAACTATATGGGCGGAGGTGATCCGTCCGGCACTCTCAGATAGATTGGGTTGGGCCACATTTATTGGAACCCCTAAAGGTCAGAATCACTTCTACGATATCTATAATCAAGCAAGGATTCTAGCAGCGAAGCCCGATTCGGATTGGTACACGGCAATGTACAAGGCCAGTGAAACAGGGATCCTACTTCCCACGGAACTTGCGGCAGCCCGAGCTACAATGACTCAGGAACAGTATGACCAGGAATTTGAGTGTAGTTTCTCGGCAGCTTTGATAGGGGCTTACTATGGAAAAGAGATGTCGGCAGCTGAAACGGACGGAAGGATTACTACTGTCCGTCATGACCCTAATTTCCCTGTTGACTGCTTCTGGGACCTCGGCATCGACGATTCCACTGCAATTTGGTTTAGGCAAACTGTGGGGCGCGAATATCGGTGGATCCACTACTACGAGAACTCCGGAGAAGGGATCCCCTTCTACGCAGAGCTCATCAACGAGTATAAAGCCTCCAAGCGTTGGAACTTTAGAGATGTGGTGTGGCCGCATGATGGAGCAGTCCGAGATTTTGGAACCGGTGTCAAAAGAACTGAGACTTTCCGGAACCTTACCGGAATTCACCCACTTGTATTGAAACGTGGGAACCCTCTTGACGGGATTCATGGATGCCGTGTGGCAATTGGGAAATCTGTCTTTGATCTCGAAAATTGTTCAAGGGGGATTGATGCCCTGAAAAACTATCAGAGGAAATGGGACGGGAAGAACAAAATTTACCAGCAGAAGCCAATGCACAACTGGGCTTCCCATGGTGCAGATGGATTCAGAACTGCTGCAATGCACTCTAGTCCATCAATGGTAGGAATTGACAAGCGTATGTTGCCGAGAGAGGCTGAAGGCGAGTATAATGTATTCGGAAGGGGTTGAATATGGGACTAGGTGATTTTTGGGCAAAAATTTCAGGCCAGCAATCCGATAACGAGGACAACGAGTTACAAAGAGGCAGAGATGCTGGACGGGCGCAACAAATAGCTCGTGATAAGTGGATTGACACCAGAGCCAATGAGGCTAATCTCTTAGCTGGCCCAAACGCAACCAGAGAGAAAGCGACAGGGTATAGGTTTAAGGGTGAGCGCGGAAAGCGCATGAGAAAAATATACGAGAGAATTCAGACTAGGGCGGATATGATAGCGGGTAAAAAACGGTCCCCGGGAAGAGCACAAACTATCTTGACGGACCGTCCACAAAAATCAACACTGTTGGGATAAATGGCTACAGCAAAACAAATTTTAGAGAGATACCAAAGCGTAGTGTCCCTTCGGACAAACTGGGATTCACACTGGAGAGATGTAGCAGAGCTCGTTCTCCCGAGGAAAGACAATGTTTTCTTCACTACTACTCGGGGGGAGAAAAAACATAATTTACTTTTTGATTCTACCGCTATCCAAACTAATGATCTTCTTGCTTCGGCCCTTCAGGGAATGCTCACCAATCCAACAACTATTTGGTTTGAGATGGCTACAGGCAATCCTGCTATTGATGACTTGGCTCCTGTGCGTTTATATCTACAGCAAGTTGTAGAGCGTATGATTGATATTCTGAATAACTCTAATTTCCATACAGAAATGCATGAAGTGTATTTGGATCTTGGATGTTTTGGAACAGGAACTCTTTGTATTGAAGAAGATGACAAATTCGTAGTTCGCTTTAAATCATTTCCCATTCACCAAGCTTGGATTGCCGAAAATAACAAAGGGCAGATCGATACTGTTTTCAGAAAATATAGATGGGATGCCAGAAGAATTAAGCAGGAATTTGGGGAAAAAGTTTTCGATCAAGTGATGAAACACAAAAATTTTAAGAGATCACTTCTTGAAGAGCAGATGGATGTTCTTCATGCAGTCTTCCCAAGAGAAGAGGAAGAAACAAATTTAGATAAAGGACCAAAGGGATATCCGTGGGCTTCATATTATGTGTTGATAGACACAAGCCAGATGCTAAAAGTTTCTGGATTTAAAGAGTTCCCATTCTGTGTTCCACGTTGGTCAAAAATTAATGATGAAATATATGGAAGATCACCAGCTATGAAGGCTCTTCCAGATATCCAAATGGTAAACGAGATGATGAGGACAGTTATTAGATCCGCACAAAAAATTGTGGACCCTCCTCTTCAACTTCCGGATGACGGAGTTCTGCTACCTATCAAAACAACTCCTAATGCTGTGAACTATTACAGGGCAGGAACTACGGATAGGATTGAACCTCTTTTAACCCAAGGCAGACCTGATATCGGAATGGATATGATTCAGGATGTTCGAAGCACTATAAGAGATGCTTTTTATGTGAATCAGCTGCAACTTGCAGAAGACAATCCTCAGATGACTGCAACAGAAGTTCTGCAACGAACTGAGGAAAAGATGAGGCTTCTCGGCCCAGTCCTTGCTCGTCAACAGTTTGAATTACTAAGACCTTTAATAGACAGAGTTTATAATATTATGGAGCGGCGTGAATTATTGCCAGAAGCTCCACCAGAGCTAGCGGATAAGGATCTTCAGGTAAAATACAGTTCACCAATCGCAAGGGCGCAGCGAGCCACAGAGTCTGGAAACCTTTTAAGAATGGTCCAAGTTAGTGAACCAATAATTATGGCAGATCCAAAAGTGTTGGATGTTATTGACGGGGACAAATGGGTAAGGGAAGCTGCTAAGATATTTGCACTTCCTCAACAAGTAATACGGTCGGAGGCTGAAGTAGAGGAGTTGCGGGGAGCCCGTATGGAAGCCCAGCAAGCAACAATTGAGCAGGATCAGGTTAATCAAGACGCTGAGAATGTGAAAAAAGTAACTCCATTGCTCAAAGAAGGTAGATGACAAAGAAAAAAGTTTCTCGGGTGGTCGAGAAAAAACAACAAAAACAAGTCGATGATGTGATTGCCTACAAGGCTCTTTTTGGAAGTCCTGATGGTAAACGTGTCCTCAATGATTTAATTAGAACCTGTGGGATGCTCAATGCAACATATGCTGGGGATCCTAATGAAGTTATTTTTCGTGAGGGGCAGCGAGCTATCGTTGTGAGAATTTTAAATATTCTCAAGATTGATCCAAGCAGACTGCAGAAAAATATCGAAGATATGCGGAAGGAAGAGGAATCGTATCATGACTTTACTGAATAGTGACCCAGTAGTAGATCCAGTGACACCCCCTGTGGGTGACCCAGTTGTGGAGCCAGTAGTAGCTCCAGTGCCAATACCAACTTTGGTGACTGATCCTGCAGCTCCAGCACTAGCAGATTGGAAAGCCGGATTGCCGGATGATTTAAAAGAGGATCCAGCTCTTGGACCGATCACAGATATAAATGCCTTGGCTAAATCTTATGTGAACGCTCAAAAAATGGTTGGCGCAGATAAGATTCAGGTGCCTAGTAAATTTGCTGAAAAGCATGAGTGGAATGAAGTATTCCAAAAATTGGGTCTTCCGAAGGAGCTCACAGAATATGAGATCAAACCAGCCAATGGACAAGACGTTGATCCAGCTTTCCTTAATGATTTCAAACAAGCAGCGTTTGGTGAGGGTATTCTTCCCGGACAAGCGGAAGCAATTTTCAATTGGTATCAAGGTAGGTCTGGCGATGTCGAAGCAGATATGGTGTCCAAAGCGGAAGCGCAAGTCGCCAGTGAGATCAAAAACTTGAAGGAAGAGTGGGGCGAAAAGTTTCCTATAAAGCTCGCCGCCAGTAAAATGGTGCTTAAGCAATTCGATAAAGAAGGCAAGTTCACAGAATACTTGGGAGAGTCTGGCCTTGGAAACGACTCACAACTTGTCAAATTTTTGGCGCATGTGGGTGAATCCATGAACGAAGACACCTTCAGACATGACGTAGTGAGCAATCTCGGGATGGACGCAAAGCAAGCACAGGCAAAAATTAATTCTATTAGGGGTGATGGGAAGCATGCGTACCACACAAAAGACCACCCAGAGCATTCCAGAGCGGTGGATGAGATGGCTCGTTTGTTTGAAATCACCACTGGTGCTTGACTTAAACAGATTGTAGGACTTACACTGAAGTTACCGGGACAATCGCCTTGCCGATCTCGGTGCTGGCCGGACCAGCCGTATGGAAGTCACGCGGACTTTTAGGACGAATCCTGCAAGGGACAATTCTCCGAACAAAGAAACAAATAAGATAAACACTAGCTTTGGAGGACAATTATGTCTCAACAAGTAACTGAAGCTTTTGTGAAGCAGTTCAATAGTAACGTGTTTCACTTAAGTCAGCAGAAAGGTTCAAGACTCAGAAGAGCTGTGCGGAATGAAAGCCAGCGCGGAGAGAGTCAATTTTTCGATCGTATCGGTGCATCTGCCGCAATTAAGAAGACGACCAGACACAGCGATACTCCACAAATCGATACTCCACATTCCCGTAGGCGTGTGACACTCACAGATTATGAGTGGGGAGATCTGATTGATGATGCGGACAAGATTCGTATGTTGATTGATCCTGAGTCTGATTATGCAATGAGTGCAATGTATGCCCTCGGTCGCTCTATGGATGACGAGATCATCGAGAAAGCCCTTGCGGACGCTTCTGGCGGACAAGACGGTGGAACTCCTGTTGCTCTTGGAAATGATAACAAGCTTGCTGCCGTTGATGGAGCTGCTGTTTCAAATCTCAATGTTTTCACTCTTCGTAAAATCAAGAAGAAAATGGATGAGAATGAAGTAGATGAGAGCATCAAACGCTACATGTGTGTTGCCGCTTCTCAGCTTGAGTCTCTCCTTGGAGAAACTGCAGTAACCAGTGCTGACTTTAATACTGTCAAAGCTCTTGTTCATGGCGATGTTGACCAGTTCATGGGATTTGAATTTATTAGATTAGAGAGGCATGAATTTCTCGGAACTGCTATCACTACTGTGGATCCAGTGACTGGAGCCGTTACCGGTGGTGGCGCAACAGTGGCTGTAGGAGCAAGACGTTGTTTTGCTTGGGCACAAGATGGTCTTCTTCTTTCCCTTGCGAAGGACATGAGATCTCGTATCAGCGAAAGACCTGACAAGAGTTATTCAACTCAGGTTTATGCTTGTATGGGAATCGGTTCTACTCGTATGGAAGAGAAAAAAGTCGTTGAAGTTCTTTGTACAGAATAATAGGGGGGTGATTAAATGGCTATTTTAAAAGCAAGTAATGCTGCTCTCAGATCGACTGAGCCTAGTAACAAGATCGATGTAAGTGATCAACATGCGCGTGTGAGAATCATGCGTGACGAGATTACTCTTACAGCCGAACTTGCCGCTGGTGACGAAGTTGAATTTGGAGCGAAACTATTCAAAGGTGCGAAAATCCACGAAGTGATTCTGGATGCTCCGATTTTGGATACTGGAGCGACTGATATTGATGTCGGTTACAAGTATTCAGATTCAGCTTTGACTAGTGTTCCAGATGCTTTCCTTGATGGAGAAGATTTCGTTGCTGCAGGTATCAGCAAGATGTCAGACACCCAAGGTCTTGCCGGTCAGGATTATGAAGTAGAGGGAGATGCACAAATCGCTCTTACTCTAAACACAAATCCAACTGACGCAGGAATTGGTAAGAAGATCAAGTTGAAAGTACTCTACTCAGTAGATTAAAAACAGGGGGGTTTAGGCCCCCCATTTTTCATGTGAGGGTGCGTGGCCGATACTGATCTTTCTATTATAAATTCTGCTTTGGCTAAAATTGGTGTGGACTTCATTGGAGCCCGAGCCGATCAGTCTAAGGCTGCCATTTGGGCAAACGAACAATACGACAAGAAGAGAAAGTATCTTCTAAGGGCTCATCCTTGGAATTTTGCTCTTGATAGGAGCTCGCTGGCAGCACTTGTCACAACTCCTGTTTTTGAGTTTGATCTCGAATACCAGATTCCAATAAATTCTTTGAGGATCTTAAAAATTGACGATGAGAATGTCCAAGCCTTAAGAGGCAAATTCAAAATTGAAGGACGCAAAATTCTTACTAATTTAGCTGCCCCACTAAATATTCAATTTATTTCTAATATTACAGATACAACTTTGTTTGATGCAAACTTTGACGAAGCACTGGCTTTCCTACTGGCAGCAGAGCTCGCATACCCACTGGTACAAAGCGCGTCTTTAACCACAGCAATGTATAAGATGTACGAACTTTCCCTTCGTGAGACAAGATCCTACGATGCTCAAGAGGGATCAGCAGACGATCTCGGAGCGGATATTTGGCTTGATGCAAGGAAGTTCTAATGGCGAGATTCAATTATATTGCCAGTTCTTTTTCCTCTGGGGAATTGACTCCCAAGTTAGATGCTAGAACCGACATTGAGCAATACTTCAAAGGCGTAAAAAAACTCGAGAACATGTTTGTGATGAAACAGGGCGGGGCTGTAAAAAGACCAGGCTCTAGATTTATTACAGATTTAACTGGAGACGAGAGTAATTTTTTCGATCAAGGGTTAACATCTCTACATCCGTTTATTTTTTCTAAAGATGAAAAGTACACTGTTGCGATAAGTGTAGACGGTCCTCTTGCAGATATTATGTTTGTAATTAAACA